ACCTCCTTGCCTGTGACCTTGTTGATGCGCTTGTAGCCCACGGGCTGCATGTTGCGCTTGTCCAGCCAGTCGAAGTCGATGTCCGTGCTGGCCGTGGCTGCATACAGGCCTATCGGGATGTGGACCAGGCCAAAGCTGATGGCCCCCTTCCACAGGCTGCGCGAGGAGACGGCCGGGGCCGTGCGGGGAGATGTGGCTTTCCTGGTCATCGTTGTGCTTTCCTCGTTGGCGGCGCTTCGCGGGCCGGTGCCTCGAAGCCCAGCGCCTTCATGGCGCGGCCCAGGCTGGTGGCCGCCGTGCCATAGTGCTCCCAGGGCGAGTTGCCCAGGCGCAGGCGCTGGTACACCGAGCGAATGGTCCAGTGCGCGCCGCCCGTGAGCCTGTCGAGCTCGTTCCAGCCCACGGGCACGGAGATGCCCATGCCGGGCCGCGCACGCGCTGTCCACGCGCAGGCCGTGGTGGCGCCAAAGCCGTTGCGCAGGTAGTCCACGAAGATTTTTCCCACGCGGTTGCGTGGCCCGCTCTTGGCCACGAAGCGCTGGGGCACGGTGCTGGCCAGGTGCTGGACCACGGCCTGGGAGAAGGCCTTGACCGTGTCCCAGTCCAGCAGCCGCTTGATCGGCACGACCACATGCAGGCCCTTGCCGCCGCTGGTTTTGAGGAAGGCCGGCAGCTCCAGCTCCTGCAGCAGCACATGCAGCAAGGTGGCCGCTTCCTGCACCTGCGTCCAGGGCACGCCCTCGCCGGGGTCCAGGTCGAAGGTCATGCGGTCGGGCCGGTCGATGCGGTCCCGGCGGGCATTCCAGGTGTGCCATTCGATGGTGTTCATCTGCGCGGCCGCCACCAGGCCTTCACGCCGCGCCACCTCCATCAGCGGCGCATGGCCGGGATCGAGTTCGGGCGCCAGGGCGGCAATGCCCTGCAGCGGCGTCTGGTCCATGTGTTTCTGGAAGAACAGCTCGCCCTCGATGCCCTCCGGCGCGCGCACCATGGCCACGGGCCGGGCCTTGAGGTGGGTGATCATGAAGGGGGCCACCGTGGCGTAGTAGCGCGCCAGCTCCATCTTGTGAACGGCAGTGAGATAAAGAAAGAGGGAGAGGTGCGATAAATCGGGAAAACCGGGGCAGAAATGGGAAGAGATGGGACGGCACTCTGCAAATCTATTTCCCACTACGAAACACGATGATGTCGGCGCTTCTGGCCCCTCTACGGGGCGACCGCTACTCGTCCAGCAAGTATGAACGCACCAGGTTGACGACGTTGTCTCGGCCGGCCTGGGACATGCCCAGGAATCGCCGAGCAGGGATGTCGCCCCAGGGGATCGGAAAGCTGCCATTGCGGCTTGCGTAGATCCCGAAACCGAGTTCGCCGGACTTGGCGCCGAAGTGGAACGTGCCGGCGTAGACCATAGGGCTACCGATGCCCACCGCGTCCTCCCCCTGCACCTGGTAGTTGATCGTTGTACCCAGCATGCGCGTCTCGCCAGTACCTGGCTTCTTGTTTGCGAGCTTGGCCTGGCTACCTTTGGTCAGCGTACCGTCTTTCTTGCGGGCGAAGAGCGCGCTGTACCGTGCCATCGTGACGGGCTTGTTGGGCGCCCAGGCATTGCCATCTGGATCGGTGGCCGTCGCAAAGCGCTGTTTCGTCTCCTGGGCCTGGTCTTCGCCGATTTCCTTGAGAACGGGCAGCAGGTTGCGGCTGCGTTCGACCAGGCCGTGCAGGTAGTCCAGACCGCTGCGGTCGGTCAGCGTGATGATTTGCGGCATTTCGGCCCCTTCGGTAAAATCTCACTGCCTTGCACAGCATCAACCCCCGGGTCTTCAAACCCGGTCTCGTCCTCGGACGTTCTAGGTTGGGGGGTGCAAGGCTTTTTCATTGGCCGGTCTTGATCACCAAGCTGGTGAGCGACAGCGAGCGATTGCGCCGCCCCGACAGCACCTCCCATACAGCCCGGAACACCTCACCGTTGATCGTCTTGGTCGCCACCAGCGTGGCATTGCCGTGGCGTGAAGGGTTTCCAGCCCGCAACTGGTCGGGCTCGTTGAGCACGCTCTCAAGCAGCGCGAAATCCTCCGGCGACGCCGGGCGCTGTCCAGCGCCGTCGAAGCCATGCGATGACTGCACATGACGTGGTGCATCAGCTGGCAGCAGCGCTGTGTAGCCCCGGGCATCCACACCGATCAAGGGCGCGATCGCGTCGGGCTTTTCCACGAATCCCAGCCACAGGGGGTCTCGGCGCTGGCGATCACCCAGCACCTCGCGCACAAAGTCGGGCACCAGCTGCTCGGCATTGATGTAGCGATTGACGTCGCGCGACAGCGCCGTACTGATCGCAGGGGGGTAGTTGATCAGCTTGTCTTGCACGAAGCTGCGTAAATCGTCGTTGACCCGTGCGCCAGGCGCGTAGTCCCACCCTTCATCAATGCCCGCAGGGGCACCCGTGGCCGCATCGATGTCATCCCATCCGTCGGGCGGCTCGGTCGCATCGTCTGGGCCAGGTGTGGCAGCCGCAACCACGCTGCACTGGCAGCCCCAGCCGTTGGGGCCGAAATGCGTGTCCCAGAACGGGTGGTCATATCGGAGCGTGAGACGAATGTCACCCCAGTGCTTATGCAGCGGCCGGGGATGTGACACGCTGTCGTTGTGCACATAGCGCCAGTAGGGCCGGCGCTTAAGTAGGTCGGGGTCCAGCAGCTGCGCGCGCCGGCCGGCTGCATAGGAGGCCGTGATGTTGGTGCGGTAGATCACCCGCGTGCGCCAAGCCTCGCCTGCCGCGCTGCCCTGGCCGGTCCAGCCGGTCCATCCGTGCTTGGCCACGATCTCTGCAAAAGTCTTGCGGAACTCTCCAATGGAGCCACCCTGCACGGCCTGCTCCACCGCAGTACGCAGATCTGCGAGCAGATCGGCTTTCATTGCGCCGGCCACCATGAACGCCCGATCGTGCGCCGCGCGCTGGATGTCGCGCCATGTTTCGCTGGGCAGGTTCAGCTTTTTGCGCAGGAAATCGATCTGCTCCGCGAACTGCTGGCGCACGCCGTCGACGGTGTTGTCATCAGGCACGGGCGCTCTCCTGTTCGACCTTGTCACGCCCCTGCAGGTGCGCCAGCTCAAACGCCATGCCCATCAGCTCGGTCAGCTCCTGCGTGGGCAGATCGCTATAGGCATCGAGCAGCGCCTTCTGCAGGGCCTGGGGGTCGCTGTGCGTATTGACCAGGCCGTGCAACTGCGCCACCCAGCCGGCCACGGTTGGTGCCGTCCCGGTGCCCAGCGTTTGCGCGGAATCAGGCGGGACTGTGCCTGCTGCTTCGGCAAACTCGGCTGGTGTGTTGACCGTTGCAGGGGGCTGGTCGGCCACAGCCTCCTCAATGTCGCCATCCTGGAGCCTGTAGGTGCGCTTCCAATAGGCCGGTTTGAACTTCACACCCGATTCGGTGAGTGACTTGTCCCGCGCAGCCTGCGCTTGATTGACTTCCTCCTCCTCGTACAGCTCCACCTTGGGCGCCGGAGCCTGGGGGCCTTCGTTGAGGTCTACCACCCAACGCAGCATCTGGTTGAGCGTGGCCTCGACCATGCGTGCATCGCCGTCGCGGATTTCGGCCGCGACTTCCAGACCGGCCACCGCGCTGGCGCGCGTTGAGCTGGCTTCGGTGCTCTGGTTTTGCCCGAGCAGCGCGATCGACACCTCGGAGCGGCAGAACATCAGCAGCTCCTTGTAGAGGTCGGTGCTGCCCGCGCGATCTCCGGCCTCCAGGGTGTCCACGCTCGCGTCGTCAGGGATCACCGCGACGGCGTCCTGGATCATGGATTCCAGACTGTCGAGCAGCTCGTCATTCTGGTGTTTGGGCGTGCCGCGCGGAGTTTTCGCAACCAGCCAAGGCGTGCCGTATTTCTCGGTGAAGGTCACCCAGAACTTGAGGCCTCCGCGCTTGAAGACCGTGGGCCAAAAGCACATGGACAGGTCCGCAAAACCATAAGGGTTGGCGTAGCTCGCCTCCTGGCGCGCCAGCAGGAATTTACGGGCCGGCAGTTCCTCGCCGGTCATGGGCTGCTGGCGGCTACGAAACCGCAGCTGTGCCTCCTGGTCGAACATGAACCACTCGCCCGGCTTTCCCACCACCGACAAAGGCGCCAGGGCACCGCCAAGCATCCCCCAATTGAGCTCCAGCGGCTGCCAGCCGTACAAGACTGCGTCCAAAACCTCATTGAGCAGCGTATCGGTGTCAAGGCTGCTGAAGATGTCGCGGGCCAGTCGAGTGGACCGGGCGCTGGCCTTTTCGCGGTTCACTCGCAGCTCAAGGTTCTTGACTGCTGCCTTGCGGCGCCGGATGCAGCCGCCCACATGGGCGTCGCTGCGCAGGTCGCGGTACACGCTAATGTCCTTGCCCTGCCTCTTGAGGATCGGGTCGGGGTTGGGCAGCAAAAAGCCCAGGCCGAACAGATCGCCCGAGCGGGCGCGCGTCGCGATCTCATCGACCAACGGTGCAGTAGGTTTTTTCGCCTCGGCAAACGAGACGAATTCGGTGGGAGAAACGTAGATTCCGCGAGTCATTTAGTAGCCTTCCAGGGACGCATCGAGGCGGCTGCCGCGCGGGCGGCTGCTGACGTGCACAGGCCCCCACTGCATGCGTGCGGCGGCATGCGAATAAATACAGGCCATGGTCGAGTCGCCATGGCTGCCATCGGTGGTTTTGCCTTCGGGCATGCGCGGCACACCCCGCACAAGCCGGATGGCCCGGTGGCCTTGCAGCAGGCCGTCATGTTGGGGAATCCACAGCGTGCCGTCCTCCAGTGCGGCCTTGTACGCCGGCATGTTGTCGCGGTACCAGCCTTCGGTCGGCATCAGTCGGTGCACCAACGAGCCATATTTGTCATGCGCTGCCTCGCCGACATAGCTGCCGTTGCCTCTGCTGTCGATCACCATGCCGCTCTTTCGAGGCAGTACATCGCCGATGGCGAAAAGCACCTGCAGCTGCTGGTTGTAGGGCACGTTTTTCATTTCCACGAGGAAAGGAATGCGCTGGTGCAGATTGGTGGCGACCTCGTTGGGCGCGATCGACGACAAGTCGCCAGTGCGTGCGAAGTCCATGCCCAGGGCATGGCGCAGGCCCGGGTCGAACTTCAGCAGCGGCTGCAGCTTCTCGACAATCCAGTCCTGCATGACCCGCGCACGCAGATCGGGCGTGGCGTTGTTGAAATCCTGCGTGCCGTTGAAGCGGATCACCGGGTAGGGGCGCATGCGGCTTTCGACCAGGGCGCGCGTAAGCCAAGAGCCGCCGCCCTGGGCTGGAATGCAGAACAGCTCCTCGTCTTCGTTCGGCCGGTAGCGGTCGATTGTGGCCTTGCGCCAAGCAGCCTCCGCCTCGGGCGACCACACGCGCCCCGTGACGGCCGAGATCTTCCGGTACAGGCCATCGCGTAGCGCATCGTCCAGCGTGACACGGTGCAGGCTGTAGTCGTAGCGGCCCGCGCGCACGTCGTTGATCAGCTCGGCAAACGGGTTGTCCGCGCCATCGTGCGTACTGATGATGCGGATCTGCCCGCCCCACATCGTCATGGCCATGGCCGCCTTCAGCAGCTCCTGGATATCGTCCACGAAAGCCGCCTCATCGATCACCAGGCGCTCTCCAGGCCGGCCCTTGGAGCGCAGGTTGCGCGGGTTGCTGGTGAAGGCCTGGATCATGTGACCGGAGTCGAATTTGATCGTGTACGTGAGGATCTGCTTGTCCTCGACTTCTATCAGCGACTCTTCAATCTGGCCCGCAGCCGCATTGAACGCCTTGGCCCAGGTCGCGCAGTCGTTGATGAAGCCGGCCGTCATGTCCTTGTTGTAGGAGATGTAGTAGACGTTCGCCCCCTCGGCGCTGGCGGCATAAAGCACGTCGTCTGCGGCTTCGGCGTAGCTGATGCCGATGCGGCGCGACTTCTCAATGATCTTGACGGGCGACTGGTCCTTGATCCAGTCCACCTGGTACTGCATCAGAATGCCCGAGGCCTTTGCGACGGCGGTCTGCTCCATCACAGGGCTCCCATGATCGCCTCGCGCAGCGCAGCGACGCCATTGGCGGACAGGCCCTGCTGCTTCGCCGACTCCGCTGCCTTCTGGCTCGCATCCTCCAGCGCCTTGCGGCGTGCGGCAGCCTCTATGGCGGCACGGGCCTCCAGGCTGAATTTCTTGTTCGCCGCGCTGGCTTTGCCGATCTCGGCGGCGTTCTTGAACAACTTGTTGACGTCGACATCCTCGGCGTCAATATCCAGGTCCATCAACAAATTGAGGATCTTCTCCTGTGTGATGCGAATGACGGCCGAGCTCAGTTTGTCCTCATCGTCAGGCGCGGCGTCGACCAACGCGCAGGCCTGCTCCGTGGCCATCTTCACCCTCGCCATGGCACGCTCGAAGGGTGAGCCATAGCGCTGCAGGGCGGATTTGGAGATGTCTGCGCCGCGCGCCTTCAGGTCGGCCGCGAGCTGCACATAGTCGCCAAAGCCGCGCTTGACCAGCTCGGAATCCAGCCACTCCTTGAGCTCGGGCGGCAATCCATGGACTTTGCTGCGAGGGGGCATGTCAAACCTGCGTGATCTTGGGCCGAGCGATACCGGGCTGGGCGTCGATCGTGTACTCGACAAAATCGATGCCGGTGCGTGTCAGGTCTACGCTCCAGCGGTCCATCGGGTCCTTGGCGATGCCGACCATCTCGCGGGCTTCCAGATAGTCGAGGTTGACGCGCACCTCCTGGTGCGTGGCGTCTGGATAGACGGCACGGATGATGGCGAGCAGCGGCTCGGTATAGATGCCGGCAGGCCGGCTCAGGTTAACGGCGGACAGAAGATGCCAGCGGATCTCCTCACGACGGATTTTGGCCAGGTCGATGCTCACTTATTCCCCCCTTTCAGAATCTGTTCCAGGTAGCGCTCCATACGCAGCGCGAAGTTGTCGATGCGCGCTTCGATGATCCCGATGTGCCTCACGAAGTCCTCCCGAAGCACGTAGTCGCGTGCTACATCGGCCTGGTGCTTGCGGAACTCCCGCTCCAGTTGCTGGGTCGCCTTGTCCGTGTCCCTTTGCGCGGAAAGCATCGACTCCATGGTTTTTCCCAGGGCATCGAATCGCTCCGCAAGGCGGCGCTCCTGCTGGCCGCTGATCACCTTCATCAGCGCCCACAGGGCGGCAACGAAGAGGGCCAGCACCGTGATCACGTTTCCCAGCGTCAACTCAAAAACCATCTGTGCCTCGCTGCGTTGTTGTGCCAGCGTCTTGGAGGACGCCCACGAAATCCTGCAAGCCTCTCACCTGGACGGCGAGTCCATCAGCGACTGCTGCCACTGCTGTGTATCGGCTGCTGCACTGTCCGAGTGCGTTGCGGGCGGCGGTGGCAGCATCAACGTCGGCGGCGGTGCAGGCACTCGCGGCGCTGCTGGACAAGCGGGCGGCAGCGTCGGCATTGAGCTGGGCGATAGAGGTGTGCAGGCTGCGATTGCGAGCATCGGCAGCAGACACAGCAGTGCGAAGCGTGGCCTCGCGGTTGGCTTGTTCATGGGCAATCCTTTCGGCTTCTCGTTGCTTGGCTTGCTCCTGCTCGCGTGCCTGGCGCTCCCGCAGCGCGTGCTCCAATGTCGCCTTGGCTTCGGCTTTGGCCTGGGCCTGCTCACGCTTCAGGTCGGCGGCCACCCATTGGCCTTTCACGCGCTGTTCTCCCTGGGCATTGCCGAGGGCGACCAGGTGTGCATTCCAGGCGCGCAGGCCCAGCACGGCGGCCATCACCAGGACGGCAGTAATCCAGATCCGCGCACTCATGGCATGGGCTCCCCGAGGCACATGGCACGCAGGCGCTGGCGGTCAGTCCAGACGCCCCTGCATGTGCGGTTGTCGGGATGGCTGCAGCGGTCCTGCGGCTTGCTGACCGGGCCTGCACGGTCATAAAGCAGGATCGCCTCGCAAGCGCCCTTGTGATCACTGGCCTGCAGGCGCCGCACGATGGTGCTGGGGCCGGTGCGCTCGTTGTTCATGCAGACCGAGGTGGCGCCCGCGTTGTGCGCCAGGCCCACGAAGGCATCCCACTCGCGCGGATACAGCCGCACATCGCCGAAGCAGCGGCGCAGCGCAACCTCTTTTTCAGCGGCATCGGCGCGCAGTCGAATCAGCGCGCGCACGGGTGTGGTCTTGTCGCCCACCTTGACGCCCTCGGTGGTGCCAAAGCCCACCGTGGGCACCTTCGCACCATGCACAGGGTCGGGATATGCGACATCGCTGTAGCCCTCGCGCTGGGCTATGTAGACAAGACCAGAGGCCGAGAGCACGACGGCCAGGATGCCAAGACGGCCGTCAATTGCCATAGAGCCTCCGCGCGCCGGGGAGGCCTACACAAAGCTGAAATGGAGTATTCATGCACGGCAGAATGCCGCGCGCGCGTGAAAGGCGCTATTTATGCAACCTATAAGAAAGTGCGTTGAAACAGACTATAGAAGGCTTAGCTTTTGAAGTCCGCAAGCTCAGCGTTGGATGGCACTCACTACTCCGGCGCGAGTGTAGACGTAGCGAATCTCTCTACCTGTGGGATACACAAATTGCTTGGTATCGCCTGCAGTGGTTTTCGTTTCATTCACTGTGTCAGGCTGCACCAAAAGTCCCCAAGTTGTACAGTTTCTAAAGTTGTACTCCGTCATGCCTATAGACGGATATGTTTGCATAGCTCCTCCGCACTTTGCTTGCGCCTCTGCTAGGAGCTCATCATCGGTCTTAAAGCCAGTTGCCTTTTTCTTAACCTCCCAGGCCTTAATTTCGGCATCCACTTTGGCCTTGCGTTGCTCTTGCTGCTGGACTGCTACGCGATCCCTCCGAGCTGCGTCTTCGGCGCCGGTTGACCCTCCTTGGCAGGGAGCATCCTGGAACGCGATTTGTCCGCTCGGGGTGGTGCACTTGTTCACCGCCCAAGTTGGACTGATGGCGAAGGCAAGCAAAAAAATAGCAATATGACTATTCATGCGCTCTCCTTTGATTCATTGTTTAAAACTACTTCGACGTAGCAGCGAAGTCGGTGTACCTGGTTTGGGGCCAGTTCAATGACGAGTGCTGTGTCAAACTCTCGACGCATGAAGTCAAGCACTCGTATACGAGCTTGCTTGTCCAAGCATCTCATAAGGGCAAGAGCTTGCTTTTGAGCCTCAGTTACTTGACGACGTCCTTCATTCGCGGCTGGAGCACCCGCCGTGTCGCCGTAGAAATGTTGGTGCGTTACATGAGTGATATGCACGGCTCCTGCAGCTTGGCCAACCAGGACATTGCCGGAACCATCAAGCACCCGCTGCTGGAGCGAATCTTGTTCGCTGCCTTGGGGCTCAATTAAACCAGTCCGTAGCCCATTTTCAGCTTTAGTGCGGCACCAAGGTGCTGTCCAGATGCTGAACCATTTCCACATTGCCTCCCACATCGCTTGATCCCTCTACTGAAACCCACCCAGCTTTCGGTCGCTATTTTTTGACAGTCACCTTGCCACCAGCGTAGCCAACTTGGACAGTACCGTCCTTGTTGCTCACCTGGCTGATCGAACCTACCCGAGGCCCTGCTTCCAGAGTCTTGCGCGAGGCCTTGCTCTTTGAGGGCACAACTGCGCCCGGTGTGAGCCCAGCGGCAAACAGGGCGGCTGTCTGGATGAGGTTTTGGCGAGCCTCGGGACCGCACAAACGGAAGCCATTTAGGAGCTTTTTCTCCTCCTCAGGTGCTTCGACGACGGCCTGCCGCTGGCCAGTCAGGACAAACAAGACGTCAACACCTTGCCCAGCCAGCGCGGCCAGTTGAAAGCCGTCAGGCGCGGTCCGGCCAGATTCCCAAGAAAAGAGGGTTTGCTTCGTCGTGCCAGCAAGGGCGGCGAAGCTGGGCTGGCTCATCCCCAAGCGGGTTCTTTCCTCTCGTAGCCGGTCTCCGATGGACATGAAAATTTTCCTTGAATTGCTTGCATGGGAAAGTTTTCTTTCCCATAATGGAGTCCACACAGCAATTCGCTGTTGTCACCTAAACATGTTGAGTCAAAGGGTAACAGACGATGCACCCCGAACAAATCAAAGCGGCTATCCGTATGCGCGGAACAACGCCCACGGCGATAGCGGAGGAACTGAAAGTCTCTCGGTCCATGGTTTCCCATGTGATCAACGGACATGCAAAGTCCGAGCGAATTGCCAAGCGCATAGCCGAAGTCATTGGCGACACAGTTGAGGCGATTTGGCCTGCCAATGAGAACAAGCCTGCGTTGCGTCGTATCCGTGTGAATCACCCCGACAGCGCGAGGGCGCCGGCGTGACACGAGCAACCGACTACACCAACGCAGCGCAGCAGCGCATCTTGCAGCTGACCATCGCTCTATTCGGGGATGTGGTCCACGGCTACCCCCCCAGCAAGCTGGCTGAGCTGCTCCAGCAGCCTGCCAGCACGATCACCAAAGACCTCGACAACCTGCGCACAGCGGGCTGGGCCGAGCGCGACGAGGCCACTGGCCACTGGCGCCTGTCGCCCCGACTGCCGCAGCAGTCCATCAAGGTCTTCAACGCCATTGACGCGGCCAGCCGCCGCGTCGAGGAAGCCCGCAACCGTTACACCCGCAACCCCGACTGAACACCATGGCACGCCCACAAACCACTGACATCGAGAAGAAGATTTCTGCGAAGGACACAGCAAATGCGCCGACGTCGTCGCATTTGCCAACCCATGAAGCAGCGGTCGACCAAGAGCGCTTTGCTGCCGACATGGAGCTGATGCGCCAGCAAGAGGGCGCGCTGACTGTGCAACGCAAGGAACAGAACGAGCGAGTCTTGACGCTGGCGCGCGAGCTGAATTACCAGGGAAGCACTGACCTGGCAGTGCTCGAAAACTCGGCACGTGATGTGATCAAGCGGATCGGGCTGGGCATTTTCGAGCTGGGTGGCTATCTCCTGCTGCTCAAGGAAGGATGCGAACACGGTGAATTCCTGCCGGCATTGGAGCGCCTGGGCCTGGCCCCGCGCGCCGCGCAGAACTACATGAACCTGACCCGCCGCTTTGCAAATGCGTCGACGTCAGCGCATTTGGAAAAGCTCGGCTACTCCAAGATGGTGGAACTCCTCCCCCTGGACGACGGCCAGGTCGACGGTCTCATCACCGAGGGCCAGACCGGCGAACTCGAACTGGACGACGTGTCCCGCATGTCTGTTAAAGAACTGCGCGCCGCCGTGCGCAAGGAACGCGCCGAGGCGGCGAAGCAGAAGAACCGCGCAGAGCGTCAAGAAGCGGTGAACGCCGAGATGCACGAAGAGGTGCGCCAGATCAAGCTGCTGCCCGAGCCTGAACAAGCGAAACGCCTGCACGCCGAGGCCGGGAAAATCCAAGACGAGGTCATGGGCACGGTCCGAGGCAACCTGCGCCGCGCCCTCGAAAAGCTCAATGAGAGCGGCCAGGACCAAAGCCTGTTCATGGCAGGCATGGTGGGCCAGTTGATCGCGGAGCTGACCATGCTGCGCGACGAATTCAACCTGGTCGAAGTGGGCAGCACGCCCGAATGGGAAAAGTGGAGCCAGGCCCAAGGCGCCGCCTCCACATCGACCGCTCCCAACTGATTGAACCAGCATGAGCCCCGCCCTGATTGAAGCACTGCTGGAGGTGCATGCCCGCGCCCAGGCGGCAGGCCATGGCGGCAAGGAAGCCGTCTATGCATCGGCCTGCCAACTCCTGGGCCTGTCTCGCGCCACGCTCATGCGCCGCCTCAAGGAGGTCTCCGTGAAACCCGAACGCAAGCGCCGCACCGACGCCGGCAAGATGAGCCTGGGCCTGGCCGATGCACAGCGGCTGTCGGCCCAGATGATGGAAGGCTACCGCGCCAACGACAAGAGCATCCAGGCGATGCGCCTGTCGCTGCAGCAGCTGCGCGCCGAAAACCCGCTGTTCGCCAGCGTGGTGGACCCAGAAACTGGAGAAACCCGCCAGCTGTCTGAAAGCGCCTGCGCACGGGCGCTGCGCGAGTACGCGCTGCACCCTGAGCAGTTGCGCCGCCCCGAGCCCGTGCAACAGCTCGCCAGCGACCACCCGAACGACGTCTGGCAGTTGGACTTCTCGATCAGCACGCTGTATTACGTCCCGGGCCAGGGCCAGAGTGGCGTTCAGGACATGGCGCCCAGCGAGTTCTATAAGAACAAGCCTGAGAACTTCGAGAAGATCAAGCGCCAGCGCCTGCTGCGTGGCGCCATCACCGACCACACCAGCGGCAGCATCTTTGTGCTCTACCTGGAGGGCGGCGAATCCATGGCGAACATGGCCGAGTTGCTGCTGGCTGCCATCGCCCAACGACCGGATCAGCAGATGTACGGCGTGCCCTTCCACCTGATGGTGGACCCGGGCAGCGGCGCTGGCGGCGCCTTCCGCAACCTGCTGCGCCGCCTGCAGGTCAAGCTGATCGTGAACGAGGCCGGCAACCCGCGCGCCAAGGGCCAGGTCGAGAACGCGCACAACATCATCGAGACATCTTTCGAGAGCGGTTTCAAGTTCACGCATGTCCCCGACATTGCCTGGATCAACGAAAAGGCAATGCAGTGGATGCGCTGGTACAACAGCACGCGCATGCACCGCCGCCATGGTCTGACGCGCTGGGCCAAGTGGATGGAGATCACCCAGGCGCAGCTGCGGCTGGTGGACGCGGCGCTGGCACGCCAGCTCCTCACGCATTCGCCAGAGACGCCCAAGGTGCAGCCGAACCTGACCGTGCGCTTTGCGGGCCGCGAGTGGGATCTGCGCGACGTGCCGGGCGTGCTGATCGGCGAGCGCACCGAGATCACCTACAACCCCTTCGATGCCGCTGTGGCCTATGTGGTCCAGCACGGCGCCGATGGGCAGGAGCTGCTGATCCCGGTGCCCCAGGTCAAGGAAGGCCTGCACGGGTTCCGGGAGGGCGCTGCCCACATCGGGCGCGAACACAAGGCGCTGCCCGATACCGTGGCACTCACCAACCGCAAGGCTGTGGAGCGCCTGGCAACGGGCACGGACACCGACGAGGCAGCAGCGGCGGCGCGCAAGGCCAAGGCGCTGCCTTTCGGCGGCAAGCATGACCCCTATAAGCACCATGAGGAGCTGCCGGCCGCGACCATGCTGCCGCGCCGGGGCACCGAGCTGGAGCCCGCTACCCGTGTCGCCCATGCCGCGCCCGAGCTGCTCACGCACTTCGAGGTCGCCAAAGTCCTGGTGGCTCGCGGCATGCAGATGTCGCCCGAGCTCCTGGCCACGATCAAGCACCTGCACCCCGAGGGCGTACCAGACGACCAGGTCGTCGCCCTTGAGGCGCGGCTGAAGGTCCGCACAGGGCTGCGCGTCGTCGCAGGAGGCCAGTGATGCACGCCTATACCGCCGTCGCCGTCATGCCTCCCCTGCAGCCCGTGCTGGAGGCCCACGAAATCACCCAGAGCGACCTCGCGCGCGCCGTGGGCCTGTCGGCTGCCGCTGCCTGCCGCCTGGTCAAGCACGGCCTGCTGCCCGCGCGCCGGGCCGGCGAGGTGCGCAAGCGCGCCCTGGACTACCTCAAGGGCCGTGGCGTGTCCATGGCCCATCTGCGCAACCTGGTGCTGCCGGTCCTGGCAGCACCTACCAAAGAAGTTGGCCCCGCCGAGTTGCACCTCGGCGAGGCCGTCCCCGAGAGCCCGAATGCCGACCAGGCAGAACCCAAGGAGGAAAGCATGCTACTACGCAACGAGACATTGACCACGGCGGCCAAGCGGCATTTCAAGCTGATGCGCAGCCCGTTCGTTGATGACATCCAGTCGCGGGACGACGTCTTCGCCAGCCAGCACGGCCGCTACGTGCGCGCCGCGCTGATGGACGCCGCGACAAATCACGGCTTCATCGCCGTGGTCGGCGAGAGCGGTAGCGGCAAGTCCACGCTGCGCGAAGACCTGGAAGAGCGCATCCGGGAGGAGCGCAAGCCCATCATCGTCATCAAGCCCTACGTGCTTGCGATGGAGCCCAACGACACACGCGGCAAGGCGATGAAAGCCGGCCAGATCGCGGAGAGCATCGCGCGCACTCTGGCACCCAACATCCAGCTCAAGAGCAGCCCCGATGCCCGGTATCGCCAAGTCCATGATCTGCTCAAGGCCAGCCGGGCAGCGGGCTATTCGCACCTGCTCATGATCGAGGAGGCTCACCGCATGCCCATGCCGACCTTGAAGCACCTGAAGAACTTCATGGAGCTCAAAGACGGCCTGCGCCGCCTCCTGGGCGTGTGCCTGGTCGGCCAGCCCGAGCTGCAGCTGCTGCTGTCCGAGCAGAACCCGGAAGTGCGCGAGATCGTCCAGCGCTGCGAGCAGATCGTCATGGAGCCGCTGGACAACGACCTGGAGGGCTACCTCACGCACAAGCTGGATCGCGCTGGCGCACGCCTGACCGACCTCTTCGAGGCCGATGCCCTGGACGCCATCCGCGCCCGCCTGATCAGCATGCCGCGCGGCGGCAGGGCCAGCGATGCCGTGAGCATGTGCTACCCCCTGGTGGTCAACAACCTGGTCTGCCGCGCCCTCAACGCTGCAGCGGTTGTGGGCTTTCCCAAAGTCGATGCCCAGGTCATCGCGGGGTGCTGACATGACGTTCTCCCTCTCCATCACGATCTGCCTGGGCCAGCGTCCCATCGTGCACATCGGCGACTTCGCCCATGTACAAGCCGCCACGGACTACGCACTCCAGACATGGCCCGGTGCAGCCCTGGTGACCGTCAAGCCGGTCAAGGTCATCAATCTGTGCAAGGAGGCCCTGTAATGCGCCAGCGCACCTACATCGAAATGGAGCGCTACAGCTGCGGCATGGGCCTGGCCGAGCGCATCGCCCTGTGGCTGCTCATCGCGTTCTGCATCTTCGGCAGCGGCGCCGCCGTCGCTCTGGCGTGGGGCTTCATCGAGTACCCGGGGAGCTGGCCGCTATGACCGATCTCTCATGCCCGGCATGCGGCAGCGAGTTCGACCTCGCTACTGCATTCGCCAGCGAGGAGGACCGCCAGGCGCTCGCCCGCCTGGTAGCCGTCAGCGTACCCATGGGCGCCCGCGTGCTGCAGTACGTCGCGCTGCACACGCCGGCAAAGCAGCGCCTGACCTCGGCCAAGAAGATCAAGCTGATCCTGCAGCTGCTGCCCGACTTGGAGCGCCAGGCCGTCGCGCACAAGGGCCGCGACTGGTCGGTGCCGCTGACCGTCTGGGCCGCAGCCATCGACCAGTTGCTCGCCCAGCGCGACGCTGGCCGGCTGGAGCTCCCGCTCAAGGGCCACGGCTATCTCTACGCCGTGCTCGCTGGCATGGCCGACAAGGTTGGTGAGCAGGCCGAGCAGCAACGCGATCAGGACCTGCGCCACGCAGTTCGTCCCAACGCTGCGGCGCCGATGGACTTGGCCCAACTGGCGAACGCCCAAGACCCAGCGCTGGTTGCGCTCCAAGAGCGCGACCGCAAGGCCGCACCGATCCCTGAACACCTGCGTCTACGGATGGCCGCTATCAGCGGCAGGAAAGGAACATGACCATGGCACGGAAAACCAATATGAGCGCCGAGAGCGCTGCCATCGTGGTGTACCTGCGTAAGTTCGGCCCTCAGACCCGCCAGAAATTGACCGAGGTCGTGCCCACCGACACGCCTGGTGGCCTGGCCAAGCGGCTGTCCAACCTGCGCGCCAATGGCTGGGTGCAGATCGAGGAGGCCGAGGGCATGCCTGTCCTGTACGCCATCAAGCCGTGTGTGCGTGGCCTGTTCCCCGAACTGGACGCACGACCGAGCAAGGTCGCGGGCGCCACGGCACAGGATGGCGCCCCGGCCGCTCCTGCCACACAGGCGCTGGAGCCGGCACCTCGGCCTGCACCCGTCGAGCGGTACATCCCCGGCCCAATGGTCATTTCTGCCATCCCTCGGATGGGCACGGCACGTCCTGGTGCCCTGGCTTTTCTCGCTGTCCCCAGCCGGGGCGTCCGTTGCTGATCACCGAAAAGAGAACGCAATCAACATGACCACAGAAACCATCCCCCCAGGCTACTGGCAAGACGCCCGTGGCAACCTGGTCCCCGAGTCCAAGGTCAAGCCCATCGACAAGCTGCGCGACCAGTGCGTGCGCGACCTTTGTGGCATGGCAGAGGCTCAGATGCGTGGCCTGGCGAAATTCAAGCTGCAGGCCATGCAAGACGTGGCCGCTCTCGTCACGGCGAGTCTGGAGCAGTACGGCGTGAAGAGCGGCGGCGACAAGGGCAACGTCACGCTGACCAGCTTTGACGGCGAGTACAAGATCCTGCGCCAGATGCAGGATCAGATCGTCTTCAGCGAGCAGTTGCAGGGAGCCAAGGTATTGATCGACCAGTGCGTCACGCGCTGGGCCGAGGGCGCCAATGACAACATCAAGGTGCTCATCAACGATGCGTTCCAGGTCGACAAGGCCGGCAAGATCAATACCGACCGCGTGCTGGGCTTGCGCCGCCTGGACATCCAGGACGAGGACTGGCTGCAGGCCATGCAGGCGATCTCGGACAGCATCCAGGTGGCCAGCACCAAGCCCTACATACGCTTTTACAAGCGCAATGCCACGGGCGGCTATGACCCGATCACTCTGGATCTTGCAGCTGTATGACGCGCGACGAAGCACTCCTCAAAATCAAGAAGTGCCTGGCTCTGGCAGCGAGTCCAGAACCGCACGAAGCCGCAGCAGCGCTGCGTCAGGCTCAAAAGCTCATGGAGCAATTCGGCTTGTCGGAGACAGAGGTCAGTCTTGCGGATGTATCGGAATCACCTCGGAAGGCACCGAGCGTGCCACTGGTGATATGGGAGGCCGCGTTGGCGCAGGCGGTGGCTGAGGTGTTCGCCTGTGAGTACTTCACCCAGATGCATCCGGTTTTGGCTCCGAATCGAACTTGGCGCAAAGAGCGTCAGTTCGTATTCGTCGGTGTGGGCATGGCTGCAGAAGTCGCCGGCTATGCCTTCGAAGTGCTGGCTCGCCAGTGCGCCAGGGACCGCCGAGCGCATATGGGCCTGCAGTCGAAGAACTGCAAACCGAAGACCAAAGTCGCCCGGGGAGACCTGTATGCCACGGGGTGGGTTTCAGGCGTGCGCGGTCTGCTGCAGGCCTTCGCTGGCAACTCAGACGACCAGGCTCTGGTGACGCGCTATATGGCGCACCAGCATCCCGAGATGAAGAAAGCTAAGTTCAAAGACCGCACCACGGGAAAGAACGTCAAGCACGACGATTTCGAGCGCGGCCACAAGGCTGGCCGAAGCGCTGAACTCAATCACGGTATCCCGGCAAGCGCGGCACTCAAACAAATCGAAGGGCGCCCATGATCAAGAACGCCATCATCTATCGCATCTCCGGGTCCTGGATGCCCGACCTGCAGGCACTCGAAGCCGCCCTCGCCAAGAGCCCGTTTGCCGCGTGCGGCGCCACACAGGAGCGCAGCGCGGGCTGGGTACCGCCGCGTGGTGAGGAGCATGGCCTGCTGGTCGAGTCCGTGGCCGGGCAGTGGGTCATGCGCTTCATGACCGAGGCCAAGGTGCTGCCCGCCAGCGTGCTCAATCGCCGCGTGGAGGAGAAGGCCGATGCCATCGAGAAGAACGAAGGCCGCAGGCCAGGCAAGAAAGAAAAGAAGGAACTCAAGGACGAGGCCAGGCTGGACCTGCTGCCCATGGCCTTCACCAAGCAGGGCGCCATGTGGGTCTGGCTGGACCCCCAGGCCCGCACCCTGGTGCTGGACACGGGCAGCCAGGCGCGTGCCGACGAGGTGGTGAGCGCACTGGTCGATGGCCTGACCGGCTTTGCGCTGGCCCTGCTTGACACGCAGACCAGCCCCCAGGCCGCCATGGCGCATTGGCTTACCACGCAGGAGCCTCCTGCCGACTTCGCCATCGACCGCGAGTGCGAGCTCAAGGCAGCTGACGAATCCAAGGCCGTGGTGCGCTACGGCCGGCACCCTCTGGACATCGCCGAGGTCCGCCAGCACATCGAGCACGGCAAGCTGCCCACCCGCCTGGCGCTGACCTGGGACGACCGGGTGAGCTTCGTGCTGACTGAGCAGTTGCAGGTACGCAAGATCACGCTGCTGGACGCGGTGACCGAGGGCCAGTCTCAGGACGATGGCGGCTTCGATGCTGACGTGGCGATCACAACGGGCGAGCTGTCCCGGCTGATCCCCGACCTGATTGACGCGCTGGACGGCGAGGGACGAACGGGGTTGGGCCGGGTCCTGCCGGCATCGCTGCAAAAAGCTGGCGCGATGACCGGGCCAGGCCATGCACCTGCGGATGCCGATCCTGATAGCGCTCCGTTTTAGGCCTGCGAGGGCCGCAGAGGCCTTCCAATTCATTCCAAAAGAAAAATCCAGGGGGATGCCGCTGTCAGGGCGCTCCCCCGCTCAGATCGCCGGAAATCCAAACATGCCATCCGATGCCGAAAAACACTGCCCGCTGTGCAACGAGAGCTGGCCGGCAGATACGGAGTTCTTCTACCCGGATATCGCCAAGAAAGATGGGCTGTGCTTTTGCTGCAGAGCTTGCTACAAGAGCCGCTATCGCCCGACAGGCAATCGCACCAAGCAGCCGCTGCCTCCCCAAGTCCGCCCCACTGATGCAATCGCCCAAGTCTGGAGCCTGCAATGACCGCCAACCACATCGCCGCAATCCACGCGCTCAAGTCCAAGCTGCAGCTGACCGACGATGACTACCGCGCCCTGCTGCGCAATCTGACGGGCCTGGCCAGCAGCAAGGACATGACGCCCACGCAGCGCGAAGCCGTGCGCGACCACATGCAGGGCCTGGCCGAGCGCGCAGGCGTGGCCAAGCCGACGCGCAGCCGCCGCAACACGTTCGCGCAGTCCAAGGAATCCGCTTCGCCGAGGGAGCGCAAGGTGTGGGCGCTGTGGCACCAGCTCTACCGTGACGGCAAGCTGCGCGACAACAGCGCTGCTTCCCTCAATGCATTCGTGCAGCGCACGGTCAGCGTCTCGGCGCTGCGCTTCGCCACCAGCGCGCAGCTGGACACGGTCATTGAAGCGCTCAAGGCTTGGCAACAGCGAGGAGGTGCCGATGTCTCCTGACACGCGTGATCTGGAGCTGCTGCTGCCCACCGAGTACCCTGGCCTCTGGCGCGACATGGCTGCCGCCATCTATCTGCGGCTGCGCAGCGGGGGCGAGATCCCCGGAGATCCACGCGCGCATGCCCGCCTGGCAATGGCCTTGGCAGAGACCGTCGCCGAGGCCATCGGCGGTGACACGATCTATATTCCTGTCGGCCACTTCTTCCACAACGACACCCGTTCCCGCGCCTTGATTGCAGATTGCACACCGGGCACAAACCTGGCAGAGGTTGCCAGGCGCCACGGCTACACACCGGCCCGTGCCAAGCAGATCCTGCGCGATTGGGCGCGCGAGGATTTCCAGGCCCGCCAGGGCCACCTCTCGCTGGATTGATGCAGAGCGGCGTCCCGCGCCCTGACGCCGCTCCCTAGAAGCTGCCCTTCTAACACCCGCGCGCATGCACTCCGAAGATTCGGGGCATGACGCACACCACGGCTACCCCCAAACCCCTGCACATTTTCAAGCCCGGCCAATGGACCACCACGGCCGGCGAAAAGATCGAGTTCAGCGAAGCCGATCTGCAGGCCAGTGCGCGGGCCTACGACCCCAAGAAATCCAAGGCCCCCATCGTGGTGGGCCACCCCAAGACGGACGACCCAGCGCAGGGTTGGGCCGCTGGTTTGACCGTTGGCGAGCGCGGCCTCTACGCACTCCCCGAAAAGATTGACCCTGAATTCGCCGAGGCGGTCCGCGCTGGCCGCTACGGCACCGTCTCGTCCAAGTTCTACCGGCCCGACGACGCCAACAACCCCGTCCCCGGTGTCTGGTACCTGCGCCACATCGGCTTTCTGGGCGCGCAGCCGCCGGCAGTAAAGGGCCTGGACGCCCCCGAATTCGCTGATAGCGACGACGGATGTGTGTGCTTTCAGGAGGGCATCGCTTTCGGCGAATGGGATGCCATGACCTCCGCCAACCTGTGGCGCGGTCTGCGCGACTGGATCGTCTCCAAGTTCGGCCTGGAGGAGGCAGACAAGGTGCTGCCCAGTTACCAGGTCAGCTCCCTCGAAATCAACGCCAACCAGGACCTGCGCACACAAGGCAATGCCGTGGCGTTCGCAGAAACCTCCGTACTTTCCCGTCCCTCTCATCCACCCAAGGAGTCTGCTGTGAATGAACAAGAAGCCGCGCAGCTGCGCGAACAAAACGCCGCGCTGCAGCGGCAGGTCCAGGACGCGCAACAGCGCGAACACGAGCGCCAGGTCGAAGCCATCCGCCAGGACAACGTGGCTTTCGCCGAATCGCTGGTGGGCCAGGCGCGCATCCCATCCTCCATGAAGGACCAGGTCGCCGCCATCGGCGCCCAGCTGCAGTCCACGCCCGACGTCGAGTTCGGCGAAGGCGACGACAAGAAGCCGCTGCATGCGCTTTTCCGCGAGCTCCTGCAGGCCTTGCCAGCTCAGGTCGAGTTCTCGGAGACCGCCACCCGTGAACGCGCCGCTGCCGAGGCCGCCAGCACAGCCAGCACGCCGGCCGAGTTTGCCGAAGGCGCTGACCCTGAGCGCGTGCAGCAGGACCAGCGCATCCGCGCCTACGCCAAGAAGCACAGCGTGTCCTATGCGACGGCTGCGCACGCAGTGATGCGCCAAAAGTAATCCACCCCCATACCTCAAGGAGAAACACATGGGACGTTTGAGCAAACTGCGCGTGGTGGACCCGGTCCTCAGCGCGCTGGCCTTGGGCTACAGCAATGCCGCCTTCGTGGGCGAGCAGTTGCTGCCCTTCGTGACGCTGGACAAAGAGGGCGGCAAGATTCCAACATTCGGTAAGGATGCCTTCCGCATCTACGCGACCGAGCGTGCATTGCGCGCCAAGTCCAACCGGATCAGCCCCGAGGACGTCGACGGCATTGACATCGCGCTGGACGAGCACGATCTGGAGTATCCGATCGACTACCGCGAAGACGCCGAAGCTGCGTTCCCGCTGCAGGCCCACGCGACCAATCGCGTCGTGGAAGGCATCCGCCTGCGCCACGAAGCCATGGTGGCCAGCATGACGCAGAACCCCAACAACTACCCGGTGGGCAACAAGATCGCGCTGTCGGGCTCCAGCGTGTTCACAGACCCCGACAGCGACCCCGAGGGAGTCGTGGATGACGGCAAAGCTGCTGTCCGCAACAAGATCGTCAAGGAACCGAACACCATGGTGCTCGGCTACAAGACCTGGCGCGCGCTCAAGCGCCATCCCAAGCTCAAGGCGATCCTGAGCGACCAACGCTCCCGCCTGGTGCAACTGGCTGACCTGCGCGAGATCTTCGAGATCGAGAACATCGTGGTGGGCAAGGGCATCTACGCCACCGACAGCGGCGCCGTGATCGACCTGTGGGGCGGCACTCTGGTCATGGCCTACGTGCCCACGGCCGCACCGGCTGCTGCCGGCGATGCCCCCGTGCGCTCCGCCTACGAGCCCAGCTACGGCTACACGCTGCGCAAGCGCGGCAACCCGGTGGTCGACACCCGCACCGAAGACGGCAAGCTGGAAATCATCCGCAACACCGACATCTTCCGCCCCTACATGCTGGGCGCTGAAGCTGGCTACCTCGTGACGGGAGCGGCATGACCATGGCCAAAAGCAATCCACCCCAAAAGCCGGCAGCTGCAGTGTCAGCCGCCACCGATGTGGCCAAGGGCACGCCCGATACCACGGGGCAACTGCAGCAAGACGGCCAGAACACTGCCGGCAGCGCCGCAGACATCGGGCAAGTCACCGCAGCAGAGCCCGGCGCCGGTTCGGCCGGCAACGCTGCTGGCCTCGGCGACAACGCCCAGCTTGTCCCGACAGGCGCCTCCGACCAGACCCCCCTGCTGCATCCCGACCAGGTGCAGCAGGGAGATCCCATAAGGGCCTACATCGTGGACTCCGTCCCGATCCGGCACAACGGCGAGTACTTCGGTCTCGGCGAGCGCATCGAGCTCGCGGAGAGCGATGCATTCCGCCTGGGTGGCTTGGTCACGCTCGCCTCCCCTGACACAAAGGAATGACGTCCATGCAAACCGAACAGATCCTCATGGCCACCAGCGAAAAGGCCACCACAGCTCTCAAGCGCCAGCGCCTGGTGAATTTCCTGGGCGGCCAGGCCGGGGATGGCGAGGCCACGCTGGGAACGGCCAATGCCGACTACTCGCCAGGCGAGCAGGCCGGCGTCAACACCCACGGCTCGTTGCTGGTCGAAGCTGGTGCCGCTATCGCCCGTGGCGCGCAGGTCCAGTCCGACGCCCAGGGCCGCGCCATCACGCTGGCCGCAGGCGTGGCGGCCGGCCGCACCCGCGACGCTGCCACGGCAGCTGGTGAAATCATCCGCATCATGCGCTGACCGCCATGGCCGCCTATGCATCCATCGCCGACCTGGTCAGCGCCGCCACTGGCGGCTGGACCGAGCTGGCGCAGCGCGCCGCGCCCGAGCAGGTGCTCGACGGCGCGCTGCTGCAGATCGTGGCCGCAGACGGCGACACCAGCGAGTGGACGCCCGATGCCGTGGTGGTCGCCACGGCCGCGCTGGCCCGACTGCAGGATGCGCTGGAGCGCGCCAGCAGGCATGCCGACACCTACCTGTTCCCCCGCTACCGCGTTCGCATGCCGCTGTCCCTGGACCTAGTCCAGGGCAGCAGCCTGCCTGCGGCGGTGGCCGCGATCGCGCTCAAGCGCCTCTACGGCACGTCGGTGCCCGAGGATCTGCGCCGTGGTTCCGCCTGGGCGGATGACTACCTGGCCGGGTTGTCGAAGGGTACGGTCAGCCTGGGCGGTGGAGATGCCGACGTCGCGCAGCCGCCCGGCCGAATGGTTACACGTGCCCCGTCCAGTGCCTTCGATTGGGGAGCGTACTGATGTCTACGACCACCGCAGCCGCCACGGCGCACCCCAACAACTTCCTGGAGCCCGAGCCTCATATCGTCGCGCGCATCAAGTCGCTCCTGCCAGGCGTGCATGTCCTGACCGGCGCGGATCTGGCCGCAACGAAAGAGGAGTCGCAGCCGGTCCCTGCTGTGCATGTGATCTGGAACGGCTTTCGGGTACTGGAGACGCGGATTGACGGGCGAGTTTCTCGCCTCGATCACGAATGGCTGATCGTGTCGGCCGTTCGCAATGTGCGCGGGCTCAAGTCCGGCGCCGATGCGCGCGTCGAAGCCGGCGAACTGTCAGCCCGGGCTGGCGCCGCCGTGATGGGGTTTCGTCCGCCGAACGTCGCCGGGCCGATGCGCCTGGCGCCGTCGCCCGGCTCGGGCTACAGCCAGGCCGGCTATCTCTACCTGCCGCTCGCCTTCCTGGTGGAGTCGGTTTTCCAAAGCGCTGAATATTTCAAAGGAGCCTGACATGGCCGTCGAAGTCACCAAGCAAATCTACAAACCGTCCATGACCGTGGGGCAAGTCTATGCACGCGTCTATGGCTCTGCCGGACTGCCGCTGCCGATCGGCAACGTCCTGGAGCTGGCCCTGGAGCATTCCGAGGATGTTCAGACGCAGGAAGACATGACGCGCCTGGGCGGCGGCACGCACGCCGAAGTGCGCCGCGTCAAAGAAGTGAAGCTCAAGGCCAAGCTGGCGGACCTGAACGTCGTCAACATGGCTCGCAGTGTCTTCGGCACCGTGGAAGCGATCGGCGCCGGCACGGTGCAGGCTGCGCCCTACATCGCCACGCGCGGCGGCCTGCTGCCGATCGCCCACATCAGCCCCACGGCCGTGGAGGTCAAGAAAGGCACCGATGCGGCCAGTGCGACTCCCGTGCCCATGGCCGGCAACTACGAAGTCCGACCTGAGGGCATCTTCCTGCTCGCAGATGCGCCGGGCATCGCCGACTCGGACAAGCTCTGGGTGGACTACAGCTATGGGGCATATGCGGCGATCGAGGCCCTGACAACCAAGGCCGTGGAGCTGAACCTGGTGTTCGGCGGCTTGAACGAGGCCGACAGTGGCAATCCGCAGGTCGTGGACATCTTCCGCGCCAGCCAGGGCATCACCAAGGCCCTGACCCTCATCGGCAAGGGCTTCAACGCGCTCGACGTCGAGGGGACCGTGCTCATGGACCCGACGAAATCGGGGGACGGCGTCAGCCGCTACTACCGCACCCGCATGGGCTGATCACCACCGTCCGGCACCCGGGCCGCCGCCGCTGCATAGGCGGTGTGCGGCCCATCTTCTTTTTCTTGTTCGCCTTTCCCCATGTCCAACGACAACAAGCTCGAATTCCAAGTCAGCATCAAGCGCGACGGCGTGGGCGAGCTCGCGCAGGACCTGACAAAAGTCGAGTCGAGTGCTGAGGGCGCAGGCAAGGCTGGCGCGCAAGCCGGTACCGCGCTCGACAGGCTTGAGGACGCGGCCAAGCAAGCAGGGACTGGGCTGGACCAACTGGCCGCAGCAGAGGGCAAGGCAGAGCAGCAAGGCGCGCAGCTCAGCGCGGGAGCGAGCACAGCAGGCCAAGGCATGGCCGCGATGGGCCAGACTGCGGCTCAAGCCGGCCAGGGCCTGGCAGAAGTGGGTGGTGCGGCAAATAATGCCGAAGGCGAATTGGCCGGACTGCGTAAAGCGGTGGATGCCAAGACGCAGGCCATCAAGGCGGGACTGCAGGTCGAGCAAAGCGAGATCGAGCTGCAGCGGCAGCACCTGGCTGCCACCCGTGCCGAGCAGCAGGCGCGCCTACAGGCGGCCCAGGCCCAGGGCGATGAGGCTGCGGCAACGCAGGCGGGCAATGCCCTGCGCCAGATCGAGTCCGATCAGCTGGCGCTTGTGGCTCGGGCCAAGCGCGCAGAAGCCACGGCCATCCAGCAGGCCACAGATGCGCGGCGCGAGGAGCTTGGCGCTGTAGGTCCGTTGACAGCGGCACAAGACAAGGAGCTCCAGGCTGCCGAGAACCTAGCCAAGGCTCTGCGTGTAGAGGCAGCCGCAGCTGATCAAGCATCCCAACGTGCACGAGAGCTGGGCACAGCACACCAACGCAGCGCCTCGGCAGCCGATCAGTTGAACGGCCGGATCGCGAACCTCACCCAGATGCTGGGCCAGATGGCAGCGGCTCTGGGTGCTGCATTCACGTTCCGTGAGATGGTCACCGCCGCAGCGCAAATGGAGCAGTTGCGCAGCGGCCTGGCGGCAGTCACAGGTGATGCCGAGAAGGCCGGGAAAGAGCTGGAGTTCGTCCGCGTCGTGGCGTCGCGTATTGGCTCCGATGTCACCGAGGTTGGTAAAGCGTTCCTGGGGCTTTCTGCCGCAACGCGTGGCACAGCGGTCGAAGGAGAGCCGACGCGGCAAGTGTTTGAAGCCGTGGCAGCAGCTATGGGCAAGGCGGGCAAGTCGAGCGCAGAAACTGGCAACGCGCTCATGGCACTGTCGCAGATGGCAAGCAAGGGCGTTGTGCAGTCCGAAGAGCTGCGCGGCCAGCTCGGCGAAGCTCTGCCTGGCGCGCTGAATGCCGCAGCCAAGGGGCTGGGCCTGACAACGGCCGAGATGATGAAGCTGGTGGAAGAGGGCAAGATCACCGCTCAGGACATCTTCCCGGCTCTGGCACAAGGCCTAAACGAGCTGTATGGCGGCGCCCCGCAAGCGCAGACGCTGAGCCAAGAGTTCGTGAACGTCAAGAACGCCGCTGTCGATATGTCCGACCGTATTGGCCAAGCGGGCGGCCTGCGTGTGCTGAAGGTGGGCGCGGAGTTGGCACAAACGGCCATCCTTTTGCTGGGCGAGGGATTGGTCTCCACAGGTCAGCGCATTGGCGTGCTCATGGGCGCCCTGGCAACGCTGGACTTCAAGGGCGTCAAGCAGGCCTTTGCAGACATCGAAGCCGAGAGCCGCGACAAGCTGCTCAAGGCAGCCCAACACAACGGTGTGCTGCGAGACGCGATCATGGTGCTGGGGTCGGATGCAGAGAAGACCGCGCTCGCTCAACGGGAGCAGGCCCAGGCAACGATTTCTTCGGCCGCTGCTGCCAACCAGGCGAGTCCATCCTGGGTGAAGCTGCAGAGCGACTACGGCAAGGTCACGGAGTCCATCCGCGAGCAAATTGCCGAGACCGACAAGAGCGTCATTGCCCGCAATGCTGAAGGCAAGGCAGCGGTTGCGCTCGCAGATGCCTTTGGAACAGAACGCGAGCAGCGGGTCGCGCAAGTCAAAGCATCCGAGGACAACGCGGCCGCTCTGAACAAACTGGCAGCCCTCAAGGCGACAGAGCTGGCTGTGATGAAAGCAGAGCTTGAAGCCTTGCAGATGCTCTACAAGGAGAAAGCCAACCAATCGCCAGAACGCAAGAAAGAGCTGGAGGAACTGCAAAAGAAGATCGACCTGCGGCAGCAGGACACGGACAAAGCCGTTGCACAGGCTCAGGCATCGCGCCTGGCTGTCGAGCAGTCGAAGGCCGAAGCCGAGGCGAACAAAGACAACAGCAAACGCGTCATCGAGCTACGTGAAGCCTGGGAGCGTGCTCGGCAGGAGCTGGATCGTGTCCGTGCTGCGAAAGCTGCGGGCAAAGCCACCACAGAAGAACTAGAAAAGGCCGAGCTGGCGGCGGGCAAGGCTGCGTATGTCTACCGCGATGCCCTGCAGGACCAGCTCAAGACCATTGAGGCCAAGCGCAACCTGGCGCAGGCCGACATCGATGTCCAGTCGGCAACTGTGCGCGTCGCCATCGAACATCAGCGCGCAATCTATGAAGTCGCCAAGGCCCGAGGTGATGAGCAGACCGCCATGGCCGCTCAGAACGAGATCCGCCGCTTGGAGATCGAGTTGCTCACACTCACGGCACAGGCCAAGCGCCTGGAGGCGGATGCGGCCATCGCCGCCGCCGAAGCCAAGAAGGCCGAGCTGATCGCCTCGGGCGAGTACACGGGCGCCAAGAAACTGGAGATCGAAGCCGCAATCAAGGCCGCAGAAGTGAAACGCAAGGAGGGTGACATTGCCGAGATCACCGCCAACAAGCTGCGAAATCTTGCTCGCGTGCAAGACGATGTCAAAAACTCGGCGGACAAATCGACAGATTCCATCAACAAGCAGGCTGATGCCATGGAGCGCCTGGGCGACGGCGTGGAGAAAGTCGGTTCCGGATACCGCAACAAAGATGGCTTCACTTCGGATGCCAAGGGCAACGTCCAGTCCCAGTTCGTCTGGACGCGCGCCATGATCATCGACTACCTCAAGCAGGCTGGGCTCGACGAAAAGGTCGCCGCCGAGTTGTCCAAGCAGTTTGTGGATGCCAACGGCAATGTGCCCTACGAAGCCTCGGATGTGCAAAAGAAATGGGGCGGCAACTACGGCACGCTTGCGACAGCACTGGGCAAGATGGCCGAGTACTACAAGTACGACGACTCCGGCAAGCACGAAGCCGCGTACATGCTTGAGCAAGCCAACGGCAAAGACAAGCCCACGAAGCCCGCACCTGGTCCATCGCCAGCCCCCGGCCCGGCACCCGCACCTGGCCCAGCACCAGCCCCTGGCCAGGGCGGCAACACCTACGTCAACAACATCACGATCAACGGCGTGGAGCCCTGGGGCTTCTTGAGCGGCACGACGAGCCACACCAGCAAGCAGAGTGCAGACACCGAGGTCGATCTCATGCGCAAGCTGGCACAGGCGAAGGGAGTGGCCCAATGATCACGCTCACCCGCGCCGGAACGACGCTGGACCTGTCTGACCGCCTGATCTGGACGGACGAGTACGCCTGGAGCCCGGCCGTCACCGAGACACGCTACAGCACTAGCGGCGCGCTGCATGTGCATGTAGGGCTGCGCCAGGCCGGGCGGCCGATCACGCTCGATGGCCGCGATTCTCAGGCCTGGATCTCCCGTGCGCTGTGCGACCAGCTCAGGGCCTGGCAAGCCCTGCCCGGCGAGACGTTCCGGCTTGTGGTGCGGGGCGCACCGCGCACGGTGCTGTTCATGGAGTTTCTGGCCAATCCTATTTGGCGCCTGCTCGACGCCGAGCACACGGCCGAACTGCAGTACGTGCCGTCCTTTAAGTTCATGGAGATTTGATATGCCGCTACTCGCAGGCGATATCCGTTTTGCGCGCTCGGCGAATATGGCCGACGTCCCCGAGGGAGGAGGTCCGCCGTCCGCGCGGCTGCTCACATCGGGCAAATCGAATGAGATATTCCCCGACATTTCCGAAGAGACCCGGACCACGGGCCGGGTCGAGATCTATCAAATCTTCGGCGTGTTGCGCAATACGGATCGCACGCAATTCCTGGGCAGCAACGTGATTCTTGCGGAGCCACCTGCAGACCCGAATGTGTCGGTCACCCTGTTGTCGCTCAAGAACCCCTTTGCGACACGCGCTGATATCGCACGGCGCATTGAGTCCGGCATGGCAGCTGGCAGTGAGTTCGCGGGCTACTTGCTCGAAAACCACTACACGACGATGCGCAGCATCCAGATTTTTCAACGTCCCGGCATGCCGCCTCCGGCTATCGGACGCACCTTCGTGCTGGTCTATAACGAAGGGCTTGCTGGCGAGCGCCGGCAGCGCATCCGCGTGAAGGCCACGGACACGGTGATCCGCATGTTCACCGAACTGGTGGGTGGGCAACTGGTGGATTTCCAGGCCCAGGTGACCACATGTGAGCTGTTCGATGGGCTCCTATTTGACTTCCCCGGCTCCCCTGCAACGCGCACTTTCGCCCGTGCTGCAGGCAAGACGCTGTTGCGCGAGACCGTCTATAGCGACTCTGGACTGTTTTACAGCGCTACGCGCCTGACGGCCGCGACCGGTATCAATGACGCATGGCTCCAGCTGGCAAGCATCTACACGCAAGTGGTGCCCAACAGCCGCAGCGAAGTGGCCTCCGTCGACCAGATGCCAGCGGCACGGCGCAGCATCGTGCTTGCCGAGGCCCCCCGGCGCGTGGAAGTCGGTATCACGCCGCACACGCAAAGGTATGTGATCGACGAGGCGAGCGCTGGGCTGACATTCGTCTGGCAGTGCAACCCCTTGCCGGAGCCGGGCACGGTCTTCATCGACTTCTGGGCGCTGGGACAGCGCTACACATTGACTGATGACGGCGCGGGAAAGCTCGTAGGAGCAGGCGGCGGCGCGGTCAACTACCTGACCGGCAGCATCAGCGCCACGCTCAAATCCATCCCTGACATCGGCAGTTCGATCGCGCTGACCCATGGCGCCCGCGTGTCGTACACCTCGCGTGCAAACCAGGGCGCTGCGATCCGCCCCCCGGAGTATTGCTGGGTGGTCGGAGGGCAGGACGAAGCAACAAAGCACGACCGCATTGTTCCCGGCACGTTGGTGGTCAAGTACCCAAGTGCCGGCGTGGTGCGGACTGTCTCCGAGGCCGGCGCGGGCAAGCTGGCGGGCGATGCTGCAGGCGTTGTCGACTACCACAGCCGCACCGTGTTGCTGCGGCCGAACTTCATGCCCGACCCGGGCGCGGAGTTGCAGGTCGACTGCAAGCTGGAGACGATGGTGACCGAGATCATTCCCGGGGTCGGTCCTGATGCCGCCGGTTTCGCCGCATTTGGCCTGGCGCAACAACCGGCGGCCGGCACGCTGCAAATCGAGTGGTGCGTCGCGCGTGCGGTGAGCCAGACCGCAGGCGGAAGTTTGACAACCACCACAGCGAGCAAGACCGCAGACACCTCTTATGTGTTCAAGGCGGTCCCCGAGTGGCAGGAGCCGCAGTCACCGGGCCAGAACATCGCCATCAGAGCCGCATACGCATAGGACACCCCAATGGCTTACGAAATGATTTCTCGGCCTTTTGCCGTGACGACCACAAACGCCAGCAGCGCGAGTCTGACAGAACAAAGCGGCACCACCGCTGACAACCGTCTGGTCTCAATCAAGACCGTCACCGATGACGGCGCCGGCCGATTTGCCGCGGGCCTGGGCACTGTGGATTACGTGGGCAAACAGGTCTCGCTCAAGATGATCGAGTTCGACCGCAGAACTGAGGCCTACCGAAGCGACTATGAGGATGCAAAGCAGTTCTCGCGTGCCGTGAGCGATGGTGCGGGCGCGTGGCAGGACAACGGCCGCAAGGGCGGCACCTATGGCACGGCCGGGGTGGGCGAGGAAATGCTTGGAGGCTCCAGCATCGTCGCGCGCTACCGTGTCGGCGCCAGCGCACCACGCAACCACAGCGAAACATACAAGCCCGCCGAGGTCACGATGGACTTGTGCCCTTACACGTCGCAGCGCATCGTCGCGGGTAGCGTGCAGTTCAGGTGGATGGGCCAGGTCTACACGGACTTCGACGGCCTGATCTATCGAGGGCGCACCGCCATCGACCCGGGCATTGCAAGCGGCAAGATCGATTACGAGGCCGGCACCGTGGGCATGTACGACTATGTCGTGGGCGGAAGCGGTGCAACGGACTTCCAGCTGCAGAGCCTTTGGACGCAGGCGGGCCAATGGTCCACCGCCAGCGTGTTTTTCAACACAGATGCTGCGCCGCTACGGGCAGGAGCAGGCGGCTTCGTCCTGACCGTTGTAGACACGCGAGGCAACACGCTGACGGCCAACGTCGACGGGCAAGGCAATGTCACAGGCTCGCATATGTGGGGCCGCGTCGATTTCTCGCGCGGCGGTGTGCAGTTGATGTTCGGCGACTTCGTGTTCGACGCGGACCTCAGTGCCGAGGAAAAGGCCGAGTGGTGGTACAACGCGGCCGACGTAGGCGCGGTCCAACCTGGCCGGATCTGGCGGCCGTGGCCGGTCGACCCGACGACGCTGCGCTACAGCGCAGTGAGCTACATCTATCTGCCCGTCGACGTGACGCTGATGGGCATCGACCCGGCCGCGCTGCCATCGGACGGCCGAGTCGCGTTTGCCCGGCCTGGTGACACGTGCGTCATTGGCGTCACCCACGGCGGCGTCCAGTTCGCTCCCCAGGTCGGACAGACTTTCAGCCTTGGACACGAGCGCCTCTCGTTCGTCCAGGTGCTTGATGCGTCCACTGGCGCTGAGATCCGCACGGGCTACACCGCCGACCTGGATGCCGGCACCGTCAAGTTTGTGGACCTGACCGGCTACCCCGCAGCGGTCAAGGTCATCGGCCGTACCGAGGTCTATCGCCAGATCGCCGAGGTGCGGATCGACGGCAAGGTGAAGCTCACGCAGCCTGTGGGCTATGCCTTCCCGGCAGGAGCCGTCTTCTCGACAGCGCTGCGCTTCGGTGACCGCTTCTCGCGCGTGTCCCGGACCTACGACCAAGCTTCTTGGAGTGGCACGACCTGGTATGACGGCGTTGACCCGGCCAAAGGGGAAGCGGCCGCAACGTACAACGCGGCGGGTTTCCCAATTGAGGTCTCCAACCTTGGCGCGATCACCGAGCGCTGGGCCCTGCGCTTGCGCAGCGACAACATCACATTCGATCTCATAGGCCAACACCTTGGGCAGATCGCCAGCGGCACGATCAATGCTGACTTCAGCCCGCTGAACACTGCGGCTGGCGCGCCCTACATGACCGTGCGCGCGGCAGGCTGGGGCGCGGGTTGGGTGTCTGGCAATGTTCTGTTCGTTGACACGGTAGGCACCGAGGCTGCGATTGACGTGATCCGTTGCACGCAGCCGTCGAGCCCGGCTGGCATTGACGACAGCTGCTGGTTGGTGCAGCGCGGCGACGTGGGCCGCGCGCCCGAATCCGACTTTTAACCCCTCACTCAATACACCTGGTCATCATGATCTATCACTACGACTCGACCATGCCGGGCGCGCTGTCCTTGAGCGGCACGGCGGGCTCCTTGAAGGCTTTACTCAAGACCTACCTGGTGGACGGCGCGGGCACTGGTCCGGTCGCCTCGCTCACCGTGAGCGCGGGCGTTGCGTTGGCGTCCTACTCGTCCGGGCACCCCTTCCGTGCGGGACGCATTGCGCAGTTTGCTGGCGCCACGCCTGTGGCGCTCAATGGCCTCAAGATGGTATTGAGCACCACAGCGAACTCCGTGACTTTTGCGGCTGCAGGTGTGCCGGATGGCCCGGCTGCGGGCACCATCACCAGCAAGCTGGCGCCAGCAGGCTGGACGGAGCTGTATCCTGGCACCGCAAACGTGCTCGCACTCAGGCCGAGTTCCCCAGCAGCCTCCGGCTGTGTCTTGCGCGTCGACGACACGGGGACATTGACAGCACGGGTCCGGGGCTATGAGTCCATGACGGATGTGTCCACCGGGATGGGGCCAATACCGTTGGAGTCTCAAGCCAGTGGCGGCCTGCGCTGGCTCAAGAGCGCTGCTGCAAGCGCCGACGCTCGGGGCTGGACGCTGATTGCTGACGAGCGTGCGTTCTACCTGGCTGTCGACGCAGCAGGCAACGGGCGCTGCACGGTGTACCTGTGCGGAGACATCCAGAGCGTTAAATCGGGCGATGCTTGGCCCTGGGTGCTGACAGGGAACACCACTGAAGGCAGCACCACCTCATCGCCCCTCACAGGCTGCGTTGGCTATGCAGGACGCTCTGCCAGAGATGGTGCATACATTGCCAGGGCGCACACGGGCATCGGTGCTGCAATGCTGGCTCAGCGCATCGGACAGGCCCAAAACGGTACGGCCAGCGAGGCCTACAGCGGCACTGCCAATTACTCGATGCTGGGGCTTGGCCCCAATGGTCCCAACAATGGTCTGATCACATGTCCCGTGGAGTTGATCGTGCTGGGTCAGCGTGGCACCCTCCCTGGCTTGCATCACCTGCGCTCAGACTGGTCTGGTGCCATCGGCAATGGGTCGGTGATCGAAGGGACCGACGACCTGGCGGGGCGCAAGCTACTTTCTATCGCCGCTGGCCCCCCGGCCGGAAACGTCACACCAGGCGTCGTGATGGTCGACATCACCGGACCGTGGAGGTAGCCGTGGCAGTCTCCGCGCGCTTTTGGCGCCTGCTGTTCACTTCGGGCAACGGCAACGATATCTGGCTGGCCGAAGTCGAGTTTCTTGATGCCGCTGCATCTCTTGTCTCTCCAGCTGGCGCCGCTGTGATCAGTGGGGGCGACTGGGGTGCAGGCTACGAAAAGGAAAACGCCTTCGACGGGGTCAAGAGCGCCAGCAACAACGGCTGGGCGTCCAAGCCGGCTTTTCCGGCATGGATCGGGCTTGCATTTCCCTCACCAGTAGCTGTCTCCACCGCAAAAATCTACCTCTCGCCCATTGCAAGCGCATGGGACGAACTGCCAGTGCCAGGGCACGTTCATCTGCAGCACAGCGACGATGGGTGGCGTTGGGGCAACACGTTCCAGCGATTTAACGGGGACTATGTGGTCGGCGGCATTCTGTTGTCTCAGCCAGGAGGCCCCCTCACCATGTCCAACAACCATGCCCTGCTTGCCGCCAGCGCAGCGTTGGGCAGCACGCATGTCATGGGCTCACGCGCATTGCTCGCACGGGATATGGAGTTCGGGGGCGCGGGCCGTGTGTGGGGCACCAATCAGATCGAGCTGACAGGCGGCGCGCTGGTCCCTGCAGGTGGGCGTGTGGTGCTGCTGCGCCAGCGCGACAAGCTGGTCGTGCGCGAAACATGGGCAGACCCCATCACTGGCGCCTGGGAGTTCAGGGGCCTGGACACTCGGCAGGATTTCCTGGCCCTGGCGGAGGATCTGGCGGGCAACTATCGGCCCGTGGCGGCGAGCAGGCTCACTCCGGAGGTGCCATGAGTGTCAGCGGTGACTGGGAAATCAGCGCCGTCACTGCGTTGGCGCAACTGGCTGCGATCGTCGTGCGTGCGGACGTGGGCCCTGCCAACGCCCGACTGGCGCTCTACACGACAACGCGGCCGACGCTCATCACCGACATCCACGCAGACCCGGCACAGGCGCAGATCGTGCTGGCCAAGCCCTGCGGTGCCATCGTTGACGGCGCCTTGATCCTGCACGTGCGCGACCTGGCCGGCGCCCTGGTGCAGTTCAATGGTCAGCCTCGTTGGGCGGAGTGGATCGCGGCGGACGGCGCCGTGCTGACGCGCTGCGATGTCTCGGACATGGATAGCGGAGGCGGCATACGCATCATCGGCGGCACCACACCCGAGGGCCAGACATCGCCCATGCTGTACGCGGGCGGGCTGGTGCAGCTCGGCTTGGTTGCCCTGACTTGATAGACCCATGGCACAAGTACAGCTTGTCTTCAACCAGCAGGGCCAGCCCATCACTGGCGGCCCCGTGCGCCTGGTGTTCGGCGCCAGCGGCGGCGGGCCACAGCGGCCTGTGGTCGCGGAGGGCAGCGGCCGCATTACCGGGCTGCGTGGTCACCTGCGCATGCGTGTGGGCGTGCAGGCGTCAGCCGCAGCGCGCATCACCGGGCTGCGCGGCCATCTTCGCACTCGTTGGGACTCGAACGTCAGCCGGACCACTCGCGCAGTACTTGGCACAGGTTGGCAGACGGCTACGCCTGCAGCTGCCGCTTTGCACACGGCCTGGCAGGAGACAGCGGTGCTGCGCGTCGTGACTGCGAACCGATGGCAGCAGGCGCGTCCCCAGCACGGTGGCCTGCAGCCTCTATGGCACGAAGCGCTGCGCGAACGCGGAGCCGTCGTGAGCCAGTGGCAGCAGGGCGAGCCGGGCCGGGCCGGGCTGGACCTTTCCTGGCAAGAGGCCCAGCGACTGCGAGCTGTGAGTCTGATGGCCTGGCAGCAGGCTGACCTGCGCCGGGGCGCCTTGACCACGGCGTGGCAAGAGACCTTGCATCTTCGTGCCGCTATTCGTCGCCACTGGCAAGAGGCCGAGCAACTGCGGGCGTCCATTCGCAGCAGCTATGGCGATGGACAGCAGCTGCGCATCACGCTGCTGTCACGCTGGCAAGAGGCCATTCGGCCCGCCTCCGGCCAAAGCATCATCGTGTTGCCACCCGTGCGCCCGTGCTACGAGCCCACGCTGCCGGCGCGCCTGGTGTTCAAGCTACCGGCCAGCGGCGGGCTACCGGCGCGCCTGGTGTTTGTGTGTGATGGACATGGCAACCCCAACCCCCAGCCCGGCATCGTGGTGCCGGCGCGTAGGACCTACATCATGATCAACTCCGTCGAGATCCGGCGCGCGGACGCCCTGGCCGGCGACCCGCTGCCCAGCGAGAGCTTTCAGATGTCGCTCAACCGGCAATCATGGACATGGACTTTCTCGGCGAGCTTCCACGCCGCTGCGCGCGATGCGCTCATGCCCGGCCCAGGTGGTCAGCCCGTCGAGCTGGAGGTGCGCGTAAACGGTCAGCCGTTTCGGATGCAGGGCGAGCGTATCGGCCGCAGCAAGCGATTTCCCGAGCACCTGGTCACCGTGTCGGGCCGGGGCAAGGCCGCGCTGCTGGACGCGCCGCACGCTCCCGTGCAGACGTTCACGCACACGCTGGACCGCACGGCGCAGCAGCTCATGAGCGAGGTGCTGACGGTCAACGGTGTGGGCTTCGGATGGAGCGTGGATTTCCAACTGACGGATTGGCTGGTGCCGGGGGGGATCTGGATGCACCAGGGCACCTACATCAGCGCGTTGACCGATATCGCAACCAGCGTGGGCGGCTACCTGCAGCCGCACGACACGGCCCCCGTCCTACATGCGCTGCCGGCGTGGCCGCTGCCCTGGTGGCGGTGGAGCGAACTGGTGCCCGACATCGATCTGCCGGAGGGCATTGCCGAGGTGGACGAGACCGAGGTGATCGATGTGCCCGAGTACAACCGCATCTTCGTCGCAGGCGAGGCGGGCGGCGTCATGGGCGACCTGACCCGCACCGGCACCGCTGGCGACGTGCTCAAGCAGCCGATGGCCGTGCATCCACTCATTACGACCATCGGCGCCGCAAGGGCCCGCGCAATTGCCGAGTTGGCTGAATCCGGTCGACAGCTCAAACACAAGATGACGCTGCCCGTGCTTGCAGAAACGGGCGTGATCAAGCCAGGCCGCGTGCTGCGCTACTACGACGACTCAGGCACGCGGCGCCTGGGCATCGTGCGCGGCACGTCGATCTCGCAGCAGTACCCGGTTTTGACGCAGGCGCTGGAGGTCGACAGCCATGTCTAACCTCTACCTGCAGCTCAAAGAAATCCTCGCGCCTGGCCGCGTACAGATTGGCAAGGTCGTGGCCGTCGCCGATGGCGCGGTCACTGTGGAGCTGCCTGGCGCGGGCCGGGTTCGCGTCAAGGGCCAGGCCACCGAGGGGACCAGTGTTTTTGTTTTGGAAGGAGTGATCCAGGGGCCGGCGCCCGACCTGCCTGTTTATATAGACGTGATCTGAAAAAAGACGGGCGACCCGGCCAGGTGCGGTAACACCAGGTCGAACCCCGAACCTGCAGAACGTGCCTGCAAGCCCGGCCAGGCCCGCCACCCTCGCGAGAGCGGCGCCAGCATACCGGATTTTCCGTATAGGAAAGATGCTTGCAATGGAAGAAATACGCTGCGGCTCCTGCCGCCGCAAGCTCGCGGAGGGTGAGTACACCCGCCTGAGCATCAAATGCCCCCGCTGTGGAGCATTCAATCAACTGAGCGCCGAGAGCGCCCCCTCTGAACGCCCCTTGAGCGTCAAACAAAACCTAAGCTCAAATGACAGACGTTCAATTCCCGACTTTCACACAGCCCAACGATGACGCCGCCGTCAGCCTCGGCCGGGCACCTTCACTCGCAGACCGCTATCTTGCTGCCCCGTTCTCACTGCTGGACGCGCGCGCAGGCTGGTGGCGTGAGCGCAAGGCGGCCTGGTTATCTACCGGCATTCAATCAGAGTTGGGGCGCGCGGGTGGCCTTCTGTTCTCTACGTCAGCGCAGCCCCCTGCAACCTACGCTGCCAAGAATGCCTTCGAATCAACCCTCGGCCGCAAGGCGACTTGGTCAGAGTTCTCCCAAGCCCACCCCGACCAGATCAAACAACATGGCACGAGCGTTTTTGACCCCGTGCTGTGTGAGCTGATCTATCGCTGGTTCTCGGCGCCTGGGCACCAAGTGCTCGACCCGTTCGCAGGCGGCAGTGTTCGCGGCATCGTGGCCGCAGCCACCGGGCGGCACTACGCTGGCGTTGATCTGCGGGGTGAGCAGGTCGAGGCCAACCGAGCTCAATGGCAGATTCTTGGTCGGTCGAACATGCCGGCGCCGGAATGGGTTCAGGGCGATGCGCTGGAAGTGCGCCAGGCGTTGCCGGGTCTGCAGGCGGATCTACTGTTCTCGTGCCCTCCCTATGGCAATCTGGAGCGCTACAGTGACGACAAGGCCGATCTCTCGACCATGCGCTACCCGCGCTTCTTGCAGACATACCGATCCATCATCAAGGAGTCGGTGTCAATGCTTCGTCAGGACAGGTTCGCCTGTTTCGTCGTGGGTGACCTGCGTGACGGTCAGGGCCTCTATCGGGGCTTCGTCAGCGACACCATCGCAGCTTTCCGCGACGCGGGAGCTCACCTCTACAACGATGCCATCCTGGTGACTCAAGCGGGCTCTCTGCCGATCCGCATGGGGCGAGGCTTCGAGCTGTCGCGCAAGCTGGGCAAGACGCACCAGCATGTCCTCGTCTTCGTCAAGGGCGATCCAAGGCGTGCGACCGCTGCATGTGGTCCTGTCCGCTGAGGGCTTGGCTCTCCCCTGAAATGAAAACGCGCCAGGTTCATCTGGCGCGTTCTTTTTTGGGAAAGCTCATTCAAATTAGGTGAACCGCTCTCTCAACGCGGCATGCCCGGCCTCCTTGGCCGAGTCTGGATCGATGCCAAGCTGCTGGAGCCATCGGGGGTTCGTGTAGGCTGTGCGTGCGTCAAGGATGGCCGTGCGGTGCTTGTCCAGTTGACCGAACGCGGCAGCCATCCGTATGGCTTCAGCCCAGCGGCCGGCCGCCATGTGCTCACGGACTTGCGAGGCCTTGGATTGCGGGGGGGTGGTTTTCATCTCGGGCTCCTAAAGTCGGTCGGACTCTAGATGCAAGCCCCGCAAGGTGCGAGTCCGGAGAACTGCGGACGTGCCCCGTGATGTAGCGGCCGGACGGCGCTGGTTTGCAATTTGTTTTCTCAGTGCGCAACACAGCGGATCATGCATTTATTGCGCTGATGGCGGCGCATTTATCGCGGCGCGCTTCAATCTTGGTGATGCCGGTGGAGGGGTCGATGACACGCTCGGCATGGGTGATGGCGATCGTGGCGGGCAGGCGCGCCGCCTTGGCCATGCGGGGCGGGGCGGCTTTGTGGCGGGTTGCGGTGCGGGGTGAAGATGCGGTCGATGGCACGTGCTGTGGCTCCTCTTTTGCGATGCGGCGCGCAGGCTTGTCCGTGCGCAGGCCCTGGAATACGGCGTGGCGGATGCGGCCGTCCGCGGTCCATTGCGCGAACGAGACTTCGGCCAGCAGGGTGGGGCGCACCCAGTGCACCTGGCTGCCAAGGCCCCGGGTGTCTGCCAGCGGGGATGTGCCGGTGGCCAGGCCGTCCAGGCGCTGGCGCAGGTCGGCCAGGGTGCGTGCGTTGAAACCCGTGCCGACCTTGCCGGCCGCGTGCAGCTGCCCGTCCTCGCCATGCACGGCGAGGACCAGGGCCCCCAGGCCGGTGCGCGAGCCCTGGGGATCGGTATAGCCGGCGATCACGAACTCCTGGCGGTGGCCGCACTTGAGCTTGATCCAGTCCATGCTGCGCCGCGAGACGTAGGCGCTGCCGCGCCGCTTGCCGATCACGCCCTCCAGGCCCAGCCGGCAGGCGGCGGCCATCAGGTCGGCGGGCGGGGCGTCAAAGGCCTGGCTGAACCGAACGCGGTCCGACGGCGCCTTGTGCAGCAGCTCCTGCAACCGCTGGCGGCGCTGTTCCACGGGCTGCTGGCGCAGGTCCTGGCCGTCGTGCCACAGCAGGTCGAAGGCGAAGAAGACCAGCAGGTCGGTGTGCTCGCCGTCGAAGGCATTTTGCAGGGCCTGGAAGTCGGGGCGGTCGTCGCTGTCCAGCATCAGCACCTCGCCGTCGATCCAGCCTGTTTGCAAGGGCAGGGCCGCCAAGGCGCGGGCCAGGGCAGGCATTCTGGCGGT